AGAGTTTTCCCCAATATTTGATTTATTGTTCAGTATTTCTAAAACACTTGAATTTTGGGCTTTTCTGCCAGTAACTATTTCTCCGTTTGGAGAGTTATCTTTTCTAAGCTGAATTGGGAGCCTTGATTGGTTACCGGCAATAGCGTCTATGCATCTAGCAACCCACGTTACTTTCTGCATTCCCTCTCTATAGGCGCGCTCTATGTCCCACGTATCCCTATATGGCCTACCTGCGTAACCTGGGTTATTGGAGACTATGGCTCCGGGACCAATAGTTTTTTCCTGTTGGCTATTGAGCGATTTGTTGCTTTGAGAGTTCCATGCCATATTTTTTTACTCACGCCCCAAGAGGTAGCCGAATAGGCCGCAAGCAATACCTGCGGTTATAAAACCAGCTGGGGGGTAAACTAATGCCGCACCAACTGTTGTAAATAGTATAAATGAGAGCATCATTAAATAAGCGAAAGTACCGCGATTAAACAATGTTCTTAATTTTAGAAAATAATTCTTCGTTTTCAAAAGTAGATTTCGCATATGACAACAGTAGCTTAGTCCATGATTCGGCGACGAATAGGAAGTAGTTATGACAACTGACTGGAATAAAGTCTTAGAGTATCTTCAACCTAAAATGCCTCCATTCTGTCCCGAAGAGCCATCTGTTAACCAAAAAGTGTTTTTAAGAACAAATTCGCTTGAAGGTTTATTTGGAGGCGCAGCTGGCGGTGGGAAAAGCTCGGCGCTGTTGATGTCTGCTTTACAGTATGTTGATATTCCTAATTATTCAGCAATTCTTTTTAGGCGCACATTTGCCGACTTATCGCTCCCTGGGGCACTCATGGACAGATTTAAAAGCTGGATAAATCTATATGACGACGTACACTGGAACAACAACAGCTTCGTAGCAACATTCCCATCAGGAGCCAGGGTGTCCTTTGGTTACCTCAATAATGCTGGCGACTACTTGCGATACAAGGGTTCCGAGTTTCAGTTCATAGGCATGGACGAAGTTACCGAAATACGAGAATCCGACTACAGATACCTATTCTCCCGCCTTAGGCGCCCATCTTCTGGTCCACTTTCAAGGGTTCCATTGAGAATGAGGGCGGCATCCAACCCTGCCCCTAACTGGGTTAGACAACGCTTCATCGTTGAAGGACCAACAACTGGAAGAATATTTGTACCCAGCAAGCTTACCGACAACCCAGGAATTGACGCAGCTTCCTATAGGCAGGCCCTACAAGCCCTAGACCCAATAGAAAGAAGAAGGCTGGAAGAGGGTGACTGGTGGTCAACCAGCCTAGGAACACTATTTGATAGAACGTCAATAGTAATACTTGATTCTAGTGAAATTCCTCAAATAACGAGTTCAGCAAGAGCAGTGAGGTTTTGGGACCTTGCTGCAACCGAGCCAAGCCACTCAAATCCGAATCCCGACTATACGGTTGGGACATTGATGCTCTTTGACCAAGGCATTGCCTACGTTCTCGACGTAAAGAGGGTTAGGGTCAAAGGGGAAAAGGTGGAGCAATTGATTGCCCAGACAGCCTACGAAGACGGCCATGGAGTTCCAATAAGAATGGAACAAGAACCTGGCTCCTCTGGTAAAGCCCTTGCTGACCAGTATGCGAGATATGTTGTTCCGGGTTACGACTTCGGGGCAATCAAGGCAACGGGTGACAAGGTCACCAGAGCACGCCCACTGGCTGCTGCTTCTGCTAACGGCAACCTCAGGGTGGTCAGGGGCCCATGGCTGACCGATTGGCTAGATGAGTTCTCCAGCTTTCCAGAAGCAACAGACCATGATGACCAAGTTGACTCCGCCGTTGGAGCTTTTACACATTTAGCTGGTTTGGGGTTGCCACAACGAAGACCTATCTCTATACTCATTTAGGAATACAGATACCTACAAAAAGGATTACTAAATGACATTAGAAAATGTGGCCAATATTAGGCGTGCAATATTAGAATTAGATGCAGCACTAAGTGAATACATCAATTCCTCCCCAGATACAGAAGATGCAGCAAATGTTCTTCTGAACTTAAACCTAGCAAAATCTGATATGGGAATTGTTTATGATTCTTTTTCGCATCATTTTTCTTCAATGATTAACGACAAAGATGTTCTGAATCTACAAAACGGAGCACAGATTGAGAAAAAAAGTTCATACGACCGCAAGGGCTGGCAACACAAAGAACTGGCTAGTGCAGTGGTGGACAAAATTCTAAAGATGTCGGTAGACATGGATACTGGAGAGATTATTAAAACTCCACAAGATGTTGCACTTGATTTAATGAAGTACTGTGCTCCGTCTTACTGGCGCATCAAGGAACTCTCAAGCATTGGAATCAACGCAGATAATTACTGCGAAGTAGGTCAACTAAAAACAAGCGTCATCGTACGAAAGGGTGATAACAAATGAGCAATGAAATAATGAAACAGCTGTCGGAACCGTTTGCTCCAGAGATGGAAAAAACGATGTCAAAGGGTGGAACACGACTCACCTATATTCCTGTGAGTGAAGTCATCAATAGGCTCAATAAGGTTCTTGGTGTTGACAAGTGGTCTTTTGAGGTCATTTCGTGCAACAGGGATGCTATGGACCCAGAGTACATCGTTGCTCATGTTCGCCTCACTTGGATGTCTGACGACAAGTACACAAATGCAAGTGGTCCTTTCGTAACAAGAGACGGCATTGGTGGTCAGAAAATCAAACGCACAAAAGGCGGAGACATCGTTGACCTCGGAGACGAGATGAAAGGTGCAGTTTCTGACGCTTTGAAAAAAGCAGCCCAAACACTTGGCGTTGGTCTTTACTTGGCTCGCTCCGATGACGCAATGGACATTGAAGATGCCATGCATGCAACTCAAAACGTTGCTCCAGTTGATTCTGAGATTGAGGCAAAATGGGAAAATTTTGTATCAATAGTTAAAGGATTCAACGAAAGTAAAAAATCGCTTTTGAATCAATTTTGGACAGAAGCAGCAAATGGAAAACCAAAGCCAACAAAAGCAACAGCAACACACGAAGCACTAGACATGCTTCTTGGCGAGGCTCTACGCTTATCTTTTGAAGGTGCAGAGTAGGGAAATTGACAGGAGAACTCAAACCCCCACCGCACCTATCGGTTTCTTCCATACAGACATTCCAGCAGTGTCCTCAAAAATTTAAGTTCAACAAAATTGACTTAATACCAGACCGGTCAAACCATTGGGCCGTACTTGGAAATTTCGTTCACGACATCGCAGAAGAGTTCTACAATACGCCGCCTGAGATGAGGACAATCGAAAATGCCAGACCAATCTCTCGGCGTATGTGGGATGAGAAATGGGGCAGCGAGGCGAACAAGGTAATCGATGGTTTTAAGATAACTTACAAATTGCAATCAAAAAGTGACGAAGAAGCATTGCTGGTATTCAGGTACCACGCTTGGTGGTGTATTGAAAATCTATGGGCCGTGGAGGCTCCAGAAAATGTAAATACAGTTGGTCTTGAATATGAGGTCAACACAGAAATTGGTGGAGTCAGGATTAAGGGATTCATCGACAGAATAAGTCAAAGTACTGACTCAATGTTCTTAACGGTGAGTGATTACAAAACTGGCAAGACCCCAAAACCAGCATACGAAGATGATAAATTCTTCCAACTTTTTGTCTATGCAAAACTTCTTTCAATATTAGAAGTTGGAGAAACAGATAAAGTTGAATTAATTTATCTTAAAGATAGCAAGAAGATAACTCGCCCTGTATCTGACTCTGATTTATCAAAAGCGGTCAACACAATACAGGACGCAAAAACAGAAATTGATAAAAGATGTGTTTCGGGACATTTCGAAGCAAATAAATCAACACTCTGCAATTATTGCAGCTATAAGTCAATATGCCCTATTTGGAAAAAGTGAAAAAATGATTAATGATGATGTTTTTGCCGGAATGGTTGCAGAAGAAGTAAAGAATAAACTCTCTGTAAATCAAAAAAAAGAATTACTAAAAGAAGAAAATTGGGAAAGATGGAGAGATGCTCTTCTTGCGTTGATTGACAATATCGAAGACCAAGTGGCCGGTATTGACGAAGATGCAGAATTAGACAGGCTCAGATATGAAACCCTTGGTAAGGATGGACGTCGTTTGGCAAAAGAAGCATCCTTGGCTTACGCTTCTAGAAAAGCTAAAGTAACTAGGTTCTTGTTTCATGTAAATAAACGACTAGACGAAGTTGTGCAAATGATTGAAACCGGAGAAAAAATTCAATCCGATGGATGGGCGGAAATTGATTTTCTGCGTAAGGGAATTATTCGTCACAGAATGATGATTCGTGAATTTGACCTAGAAGAGACCGCAATTGACAAGGCTCTCTGGTCTACACTTGATGGAAAATGGAATTTTGATTCCATAGACCCATCCTCCCTATAGGTGAAAAGGGGGCTCACATGCTTCCACGCAAAAAAGCAAATGATTCAAAAAATTACCTAAAAAGAACTCCGCTTAAAAAACGTTCTAAAAAAATAGAAAAACTCTATGATGAACGTCGCCCTTTTGTTGAAAAGATTTTAGCGGAAAGACCAATGTGCGAAGCGTGCAGGGTGTTTGCCAAGCACGACAATAAAAGCACGTACAACCAACATATGAGTAAAGACGTGCATGAGATTGTCAGAAGGTCTCAGGGTGGGTCAATTCTTGATGAGAATAACGTCCTTGCGGTGTGTCGGCCATGCCATGTACGTATCGGTAATTATCCACAATTAGCATTTGACCTTGGACTTGCAAAACATGGTTGGGAAAATAATTAATACAACTATTACTCCTTTCTGTAAAATTAATAAGTCTAAACTTTTCACAGGTACCTAAAGCAACGCTAACTTTCGAGCACAGAAAGGCAAGGTGGTCCAATGTCTAGTGGATTTCTCCACGGCAAGGAAGCTCGGGTCTCATAGGCGAACTGAACCTATAGCCAAAAGCCACAACCGCTGGTTTGCTCTGCAGGCACCGGCGGTTGTTTGCTGTTTTGGGATAGAAATTGATATAAAATACTTACCTGGGCGCGCCCAAACCCTTAGGACCGTTACAGATGCAGAAGCCGGGAGATTAAACTCTTCCGGCTTCTGCATGTAGTAGGTTAAATCCATGAACTTCATGGGGTTGGACCTTTCACTCACGTCCACTGGGTGCTGTATTAATGAAGAATCATTTGTTATAAAACCAAAGTCAAAAGGTGCAGAAAGACTTTCTATTGTCTCGGACATAATAGTTGCAACTGCTGTTGCTAAAAATATAAACCTAGTGCTGATAGAGGGATATGCATTTGGGGCCAGGAACAGTCAATCACACAGCATTGGCGAGCTTGGCGGTGCAGTCAGGATGAAGTTATGGGAATCTAAAATACAATTCATTGACATCCCCCCAACGTGTAGAGCAAAATTTGCAACAGGTAAAGGCAATGCTGGCAAGAACGAAGTTATTTCTTCGATATCTGCAAAAACTGGGATTGTGTGGTCAGGAGGGGGAGCGGACGATATGTGTGATGCGTGGATTCTTGAACAAATGGCAATGGCTAAAATTGAAATTTCAAGATATGATTGGACGAAATTACAACTATCTGCCCTAGACAGTATTGAATGGGGACCCCTAACAACCATGATGGAGTCAAGTGAGAAATAATACCCAGTTTTCTAGAAACAATCCTATTAACCAAGTAGAAATTGAAAATGAGATATTAAGACTTTTGGAAGATTTAGAAGAACATACTGAAGCTTTTGAAGGACTGTGTATAGAT